GTAAAGAAAGACCCACAGGCTTCTGGCTCTGCAATAACCTACGCAAGACGGTACGCTTTGCAATCTATCGCAGGTATACCAACTGCTGATGATGATGCTGAATCTGCAATGCTTCGAGGAGAAAAGTCAGATCAAGAAAAGTATCAAGATATGATTATGGATTTGATGCCAAGCGTTAAAGCTATTAAAGATGGGATTGCTACTGGCGACTACGCAACAGCCAATGAAGCATGGAAAGAATTATCAACAACAGAGAAAGAGTTATTGTGGATTGCCCCTAGCAAGGGCGGTGTATTTACGACAAAAGAAAGAGCAACAATGAAAACAAGTGAATTTAGAGAAGCCAACTAGGAGGCTATTATGAGCAAGGTAGGAATTAGCGTAAAAATAGATGTGAGCAAGATTGATAAGTCTAAGTTATACAAAGGAGCAAAAGGAGTTTATTTAGATATGACAACATTCGTAGATCTAGATAATCAGGATGAGTATGAGAACAATGGTTTTATATCACATTCACAAACTAAAGAAGAGCGTGATGCAGGTGCTGATCGTCCTAAAATATTAGGTAACGTAAAAGTGTTTTGGTCTGATGGTGAAACTGCTAGTGTGCCGCAACAAGTAGCAGAAGATACCTTTGATGACATCCCCTTTTAGTCAAAAAGCCCCCCTTGCGGGGGGCAAACCATAGGAGGTAAGTCACTCGGGGGAAGTGACGCAATAAATATAACATAGGATTCAAACTAATGAAATTAATTCACGTAGGCAAATGCGTTATAGCCGCTCAAGAACAGAAAGGTATTAGCAGTGTAGAGTTTGCTAAAATAGCTAAAACATCTCCTCAACAAGTTTTGCGCTGGCGCACTCAATCTAATATGAAACTGCACACGATACAGCGTGTATGTAATGCTTTAGATATAAGCGTAGAGTCTTTCTTAGGGTAATATAAATATTAGCTATACATTTTGGTAAATATACTATTTAATTAACAAAGTATTCGGGCTAGAGGCTGACGGACTCCTTAGATAAAACGTCAGAGCGTGGTTGACCCTCCAGACATAGCCCCTGAAGCAGATCGGTTTCTGCTGATGGATAGGTTGGATATCCGATACGAATACGAAGTAACCGCTGAGTCGCAAAGCCCTCAGATCGTAAATTTTACTCTGACAAGTAAAAGGGTTTAAAAGTGTTTTTAATAAAATCAAGAAATATCAAGAAATTTATTTTAATAACAGGCGAGGCTTGACCGAGCCATAGGAGATACAAATGGCAATTAACATAAAAGGCATTGAGCATAATAAGAATGTTACTGTAAAAATAAAAGAAAACGATATTAGAAATACTGTCGTGAAAGTACCTAGTCATTATTATCAAGCAAAGGCAACTTTGGAAACTTGGTATGGGTCAGTAGAAATAACTGGATCAACTTTACATAATATTATTCAACAATTTTTAGTACAAAATAAACATTTTAGGTCAGTTATAAAAGGATTTATTGATGATTTAGATAATGGTGATGAATATTTATATAATGCAAAAAAATACTAAACTGTAGGAGGTTTACATGATATTAACGCCATCAAAATCTAACCATAAAGAAGCTTTAAATATGGCTACGAATAAATCTTTCAATGGCAAAACAATGCTAGAAAAAGGTTCGGGTCAATACGCAGGTAACTTAGCAGAGCTTGTTTTTTTAGACGTGTTAAACGATAAAGGTTTAGAGCATCAATATACTGCTAAAAGTAGTTATCATTTTGATATTGTTATAGGTAACGCAACTGTTGATATGAAGGCAAAACAACGCACTGTAAGTTGTCAGCCTAGTTATGACACTCACGTTAATTTGTATCAAAAAAACTATCCTTGTCATTATTATATTTTTTCAAGTGTTAAAATCCCAAAGGGAGAAAAGCTTGCAGAAAGTGTTGAATTTATGGGATGGTGTAGGAAATCTGATTACTGGAAAACTTGCAAAATAAAAAGAAAAGGCCAGAACTCCGATGGTCTAATAGAGCGAGAAGATGGCGGTAAGAAAAAGTACAACGAACTAGAACCGATGGATTCTTTTTTTAAAAAACTAGAAGTTCATCTTTATCAACTAGCATTTGGGGAAGTCGATGTTATTAAACACTAAAGAGGTATGGCAACCTAAAGAAACAGACATTATTGCTTGGCAAAGAGCATATCCAGCCGTAGATGTACATCAAGAATTAATGGCGATGGAGTCTTGGTTAGACGCTAATCCTACAAAAAGAAAGACGGCTAGGGGTATAAAGAGCTTCGTTGTTCGTTGGTTATCTAAGTCGCAAGATCGCGGAGGTAGTTCACCACTAGCTAAAAAGAAAAACAGGCTAAGAGATAAAACCCCTGAGATGCAGTTGGCAGACATAAGCTGGGTTGATCCTGAAGATCGAGAGATGATGAAAGAGTATTATCTTAATAAATTAGGATATTACTATGATGGAGAGATACATGGCACAGTTATTTAAAGCCAAGAAAATATTATATGAGGGTAAGTCAAAAGATCTAGTCAACGGTCGTTATTACACTGTGAAAGAGTTAGCAGAAATTTCTGGACAATCTTCTAGTACTATTAGATATCGACTAAATGGTTCATCAATCTGCACTGATGAAGAGTTGATTTTAGAAAACTTTAACGCAGGTACTTATAGAAACAGAAACAGACACAAAACCACTATGACTCTATCTCAAAAATGGCTGAAGAAAAAATTGATCTAACACAGGGGGTGTTTGTGAAGTTTAACAATAAACACGAAGCCGAAAAAAAAATGCCACACTTAATCAAAAAGATTTTAGATTGGGACTATTCTAAACCCATAGCGATTAAACTATTACCATACACTAATCCTCGCAGTTTAAATCAGAATGCTTTGTTCCATAAATGGTGTGAACAGATGTCTAAACACTTTATTGCAAAAGTTCCTACCGCAACGAAAGAAAATATGAAGCTTATGATGAAACAAAGGTTTCTTGGATTAGAAGATATTAAGGTTGGTAAAACGGTAATCGAAGGTCAGGTAAAGCACACCAGCCACTTAGATAAAGGCGAAATGGTGTATTTTATGGATAACGTGTATCATTGGGCTAGAGATAATGGGGTGTTATTAGATGTTCCAGAACATTCGGAATATCAAAAGCTAAAAAACCAACAGGAGGTTTGAATGGCTAGGGTAGACCCAAACGTTTTACTAGAGTTTGCAGACACGGACAGACAGCAAGAAGTTCTCAGCGCAGTTATTAAATATGGTTCTAACACCAAAGCCTCTGAATTTTTAAAATGTAATAGGCGAAGCGTTGATAAACTAATAGAACGCCTGTCAAGAAGAGCCGCATCCCAAGGCGTAGCACCTCATCGAGATGTTAATCATCGAACAATGGACGGATTTAACACTAAGTTTGTTACAAGCAGATATGACGGTGAGGGTAATTTACAAGGTCAATATGTAAGGCAAGAAAAAGAAAAGTCAATTAGCCTATCTGAAGTTATTGAAGCTATTGAAGGCTTTGAATGGAAGCCAGCACCAAAAATCAAAGCTGAAAAAGGTCATGATACTGAACTTTTGACCCTTTATACGCTAACTGATTTTCACTTAGGTTGTTATGCATGGAAGGCTGAAACAGGCAACAACTGGGATATGACAATTGCAGAGCATGAAGCGTTGTCTGCAATTACCAGAATGGCTGAAGGATCACCAAATAGCGAGGTGGCAATTTTAAATTTGCAAGGAGACTTTTTGCACTGGGATGGACTGCAAGCAGTTACACCAATTTCAAAGCACATACTTGATGCTGACGGTAGATGGGGAAAATTAATTGAGTTATCTTTAACAATAACAATGCAGTGTGTTGAAATACTTCTTTTAAAGCATAAAAAAGTAAAATTGTTAGTATGCGAAGGCAATCATGACGAATCTGGCTCTGCGTGGCTTAGAAAGGCCGCTAAGGTAATTTACAAGAATAACCCTAGACTAGAAGTAGATGACACTGAGTTCCCATACTACGCACATTTGCACGGTGAAATTATGCTTGGATTTCATCATGGACATAAAAAGAAAAATGCGGCATTACCAACACTTTTCAGTTCAGAGCCTCGTTACAGAAGTATGTGGGGTAATGCAAAATATTGTTATATTCATACAGGGCATTATCATCATGCAGAACAAGATATGTCAGAACAGGGTGGGGCAATTGTCGAAAGACACCCAACGATTGCAGGTAGCGATGCTTACGCGGCAAGAGGTGGATACATTTCATGGCGAGCGGCTCACGCCATAACCTATCATTCAACGGCTGGTGAGCATTCGAGAAAGACGGTCGTACCGAGCTTAAAGGATGAGTAATGTTACTAAGTTACACTCAGGCTGTCACAATCTTAAAAAGCTATACTGTGATTGCGGACATACTTTGGAGTACTGGCTTGGGGATGACAATTGCGCTTACGGTATCTG